TCAGCGGAAAGCCCTCGTGCCGTTCCTTGACCAGTTCGTTAAACCACCCGAGAGCACACGAGTGCCAGCGTCTGTCCGGTATCCCTGGTTTGGCGTGATGGTTTGCAGGCGCGCCAGCAAGGCCAAGCGGCCGATCGTGAGCACGTTCGGCTTCATGCTTCCTCCTCGATCGTTGCTGCCGTCAGCAACCAACCGTCGTTCGCAATGAGCTTTCCACGAGATACGCGCGACGACCCCGATGACGAAGAGGTCGCCACGCGATGCCGTGGGAACGTCCTTCGCCAGCCAACTGATCCCAACCTTGTCCGTGATGAAAACCCCATCAGGTCCCTCGTAGGTGAGGTTTCGGTCGACCTGCAGCGGTATCCCCCTGATCGGGGGACGACCGATGCCGCGGAACTCGCCCACCGGCATCAGATAACCGCTGTTGCCCACGTTCGTGGAGCCGTTGGATCAGCCGGCCAAAACGGCCCGGCGCGCTCATTGCTGGATCAGCATCGCCGACGCGAAGCCGTCAACGGTGGGCTCGGTGATCTTGCCGAACGCCACCGAGTCGGCAGTGGCAGCAGCTACCAGTTCCCCATCGAGCACGCTGCACTTGGCACCCTGGGTCAGGCCAGCGGCAGCAGGCAGGCTCCAGACGCCGCCAGTTTTTCCGGCGAACGGCTCGCCCGCGGCGGCATCTACCAGCGGCACCACCACCAGGTCTCCGATCACCGCCGGCACGCCAGATTGAACGCCGCCAGCAGGCGCGATGAGAGTCAGGACGTTGCCGTCCTCCACATAGTTCTTCGCCCATGGTTGATTCTCCTAATGGCAGAAACAGAAAGCCCCGCTAGATGCGGGGCTCGGGAGTTGGCACCGATCAGGCGCCGTTGGATTTCTGCAGGCCACGGAAGTCCAGCGGCGCCACGCCGGCGTCGATGCGGACCTTGCTGGCCACGCCGTCGACAGTGAAGCCTTCCTGTTGCTCCAGGTACGGAGTATCGACGCCGTCCAGGTAGGCCACCTCGATGGTGTCAGAGCCTTTCTTGGCAGCCATGTACCAGGCGGTCGCCGAGAATCGTCCAGGCGCGGCTCGCCGATCACCTGCGCGAATGCGCGAATCGGGTTGACGATGCCGCTATTGACGTCGGCGCCCGGCACGGACTCGGAGTTGATGATCTGGTTGGCCTTGTCCTCGAGTGCCACCGGAGTCCAGAACGAAGCCCGGACGGATGTTCAGGGTGCGCCCCTTGCCTTCTCTACCTGGGCTTTCTGGGTGGCCATCTGGGTCTTGGCCTTGCTCAGGCTGTCGATGGAAAGCGCCGAAGCCGCGCCAGTGAGCAGGTTGCTGTGGTCGGCATGGAACAGAGCCTTGCCATCGCTCATCGCCGGGTTACCGGTCAGAACCGCATAGACCAGGTCGCCGATGGTGGCCTTGGCAGCCTGGCCCAGCTTGAACGGGATATCCGAGAGCATCTGCAGGTCGTCGTTGATGATCGCCTGACGAGTGATGCTGAACAGCTCTCCGTAGGTGGCCAGGATGATCTGCTCGCCGCGCTCGCCGAGGGTGACGTACTTGTACTCGGCGCCCTCACGCACCTGACGCAGCGAGGAAAACTCGCCCAGCCCGACGCGGCGCGCCGGCTTGAAGTCAGTGAGAATGCCGGACTTGGTCCACAGCGGGAAGGTTCTTCGGCCTCTTCCCAGCCAGCCAGCACCGACTTGTTGGCGACATCCAGAAGGATCAGGCCGAAGTCGCTGGAAGTGTGGGTGAAAGCCAAGCCGACCATTTGCGGCGCGTTGAGCGAGGCCACACCGATCCCACGATCGACCAGCGAGGCGCGAGCCAGTTCGCGGAGCGTCATGCCGTTGTACGCGTTGTCAGCCTGGCGCTCGCCTCGACCGATGCGGGCCAGCACGCTCGCGCGCACCGAGTCACCCACCAGGTTGCCGTTGCCGGCATGGATGTGGGCCCCGCCACTCAGGGCGGCAGCCGGCTGGGTGTCGGCGCCAATGGCAGCCAGCAGCTTCTCGCGCGCCTGGTCGACGGTGATGTTCATGTCGTTCAAGCAAGTGGCGAGCAGTTCGGCGTGCCCGGTGGAAAACGCGCCGAAGGCAGCAGTGATTGCGCTGCGGCGACCAGATTCCTCGGCGAGGATGCGGGCGCGAATATCGGCCTCGGTTGGGGCAGCGGCCGCGGGAGCCGCCGGCGCGGCCGGTGCCGGAGTCGGCGCGGGAGTGTTGGCCGGCGCGGCGGGGGTCTGGGCGCGCGGGGCCAGTAGAGTTTTCAGAGCTTCGGGCATGTGGGCGAACTCCTGCATGCGTTTGGAGGAAAGGTGAGCGGCCGCTCGCAGCGGCTCAGTGAGCTGGTCGGCGAAGCCGGCAGCGACGGCCTCTCGGCCATTCATCCAGGTCTCCTCCTTGAGGAGCGCCTTGATGTCGTCGGCGGACTTCCCGGTCTTGTTGGCATAGGCCATGACCAGGGTGTCCTCGACCTTGTCGAGCAGTTCGGCATAGCGGCGCATGTCGTCCGCATCGCCGCCCTGGATGCCCCAGGGCTTATGCACCATCATCATGGCGTTCTCGGGCATGTAGATGGTGTCGCCGGCCATGGCGATGACCGAGGCCATCGAGGCAGCCAAGCCATCGATGTACACGTCGACGCTGGCCGGGTGGTTGCGCAGTAGGTTATAGATCGCCGTCCCCTCGAAGACGTCGCCGCCCGGGGAGTGGATGTGCAGGTTGATCTTGGTCAGGTCGCCCATTGCCTTGAGGTCTCGAGCGAACTGCAGCGCGGTGATTCCCCAGACGCCGATCTCGTCGTACAACAACACCTCGGCGACGCCGCGACCGGCAGCCTTAATGCTGTACCAGGACTCATGCGGGGCGTTGGCCTCAGTCAGCGCCGCCGCCATCGGCAGCATCAGGCTTTTATGGATCAGGGTTTGATGGCTGCCCATCGGCGCCTCCATTGTTGCTCTCGTTGGGAAATCCGGGCCAGGCACGGGTAGGCCGGCGCCGTATCTGTTGACGAGTTCGCGAGCCTCGTCGGCGGTAAGCATCTTCCCGACGCCCAGGTACACCTTCTGCACCGCCTCAACTGGGTCCATCCCGGACTTGACGAATTGGTGGTAGGCATCCGAACTGAAGACCAGGCCGGCCTCCCGGTTCGCCTTGATCTCCGTCTCACGCGACTTCTTCAGCTCGCGCGGATCTCGACCACGGGCGCGGGCAACTTCCGCCTCATCGGCGAAGCCAGCCTTGACCAGCAACTCCCATGCGTTGGCCTCATGCATCGGGTTAATCCATGGCATGACCGGCCCCTGGTAGACCGCCGCGTAGAGAGTGCGGTGATCAACATCGGCGGGCAGGCGTTCCTTCCGAGCCAACAGGTACATCTGCAGCCAGGCCGATAGACCGGCCGGCACCAGTAGTCGATGAACTCGTGCTGCAGCAGGTCGTAGCCCAGCCAGCCCTCGACCAGTTCCTGGCGCTGCGCCGAGTAGGTGCCGTCGTAGGCCCTAGACACCGAGGAGTAGGTGCTGCGGGTGCCGGCCCCGATCATCCGCAGCTGGCCGTTGCGGAAACCTTCAAGGAAGGGGTTCGGCCGGTTGCTCTCGATCATCCCAACGTCTTCGCCTGGCTCGAGGTCGTCGAAGACCATGCCGGGGGCGATGGGGATCGTTCGGTTCTTCCGGTCCTTCCCGGGCTCCGCCGTGTAGCTGTCGGGGTTGCCCTTCTTGATATACATCGCCAGGGCAGCACTGATGCGCGCCGCCACCCGCTCGCTCTCCTCGTAGTCCTTCAAGTCGGCAAGGCGGATAAGCACTGCGTGCAACATCGGCACGCCTCGGTTCTGGCCGATCCGCTTGCGGTAGGCGATGTGGATGATCCGTTCCGCTTCGACGCGCTTCACCGCCAGGCTGCCGCCCAGCGTCTGCAGGTTGCCGGGGTGATCCTTGAGGAGGTGATAGGCCCTTTTCCGGCGCCAGGTGTCACGCTCGATACCCTGAACAATACCCTTCGACAGGTTGTTGTAGCTGAAGGGCAAGTAATCGGGCTCCAGCAGTTCCAGGGCGAAAGGCACCGACGTGGCGAACGTGTAGCTCGGGACTCGTCCCATCAGCTTCTGCGCCAATCCCTCGCCATCGCGCAGCCAGGTTCGGCACATCAGACGCTCTACCTGGGGCCTCGTCAGCTCACCAGAGGTCTCCGGCGAGAGTGACCACTCGGCCCACGCGCTGCGGATCTCCATGGCCAACTCAGCATGCACCGAGCCATCCAGGCGCAGCGGCAGCGGTTCCACGCCGATACCACTGCCGCCCACCACCCTCTCCTCGAGGCGATCGAGCAGGCCGGTAACCAGATCGTGATCTTCGTCCAGTTTCCGGCACTGCTCTCGCATAGAGACCGCAGACTTCTGTAGCGAGGTGTCGGCGCCCAGCGGCTGACGCTTGGCCTTGTGGGTTCGCCCTGGCCTGGCAGCCTCATACGCCTGGATTGCCTCGCGAGCGGCCAAGCGCCGAGCCACCAGCTCGGGGGCCAAGGGTTCCAGTAGTCGATCGATCAGGTTCATCAGCAGAACTCCGCCAGTGCCGGGCCAGGACGGCGACCGGCGGCGCGGTCCCGCTCTGCGGCTGCGCGGCGCTCCCACTCCTGGCGTCCGGCGCGGATCTTCTCGATATCCTCCATGGTGTGGGTGCGTCCGTTGAAGATCACTGTCCGCCCTTCCAGCACGGCGGCCTCGGCCTCCAGGTATTTGTCGAGCATCTGCTGCGCTGTCAGAGCCATGGTCCGCTTCCAGTGTTGAGCCAGCCCTGGGAGGTGCTGGCATGGTTATCGTTCGAAGGTTGCTGTTGGGCGACCGGCTCCGGCACGGGATCAACGCGCACGCGCTCCAGCTGGTCGAGGTCGAGGCCGAAGCGTTGCTGGCTGATGCGCAGCGCGGCAAGGGCGTAAACGAAGCAATCCAACGCCTCGTTTCGCCGCCCGCCGGAATCCCAGCGCAGGACGCGAACACCCTTCGCCATCACCGGCTTCTTCTTCTCGGCGGTGATCTGCTTCAGTTCGTCTTCGTCGCAGATGTCGCTGTCGATCGGGAAGTGCACACAGCCCGGCGTCGGTTGCCACGGGATGGGCGCATCAATGCGCAGGCGGCTGTAGATCAGCTCCTTCGCGTTATCGGTGCCCAGTTCGGTCTTGTAGACCTTGCGCTTGCGGCGCTTCGGGAAGTTGGCGATTGGCTTGCCGTATGTGCTGGCCCCGAAAGTCGGAACCACCCAGTGCACGCCATGCTTGATGCTCTCGGCCTCTACCTCATCGGCATAGTGGCCGCCAGCATCCCAGCACCAACGCTCGACACGCATTGGAACGCCATCAGCGCGAGTGAACTGCCGATGAATTTCCAAGCCCACCTTGCGCCGCAATTCCTCACTGGCCGGATCGCCGGTCAGAATGAAACGGTGAACAAGCCATGCCTCCTCGCCAAGACCGAAAGCCCAAACGCGGCCCTCGTAGCGGTCATCCTGGGTGTCGATTCCACCCATCAGAACAAGCGCTTGCGGCGGCACCTTCGGGTAGTTCTCGCGGCGAGCGTAGAGCGTCTGCCACTCCACGCGGTCGCCCTGCTCCTCTTCCCACACCTCGCCGCGCGTGGTGTTGATGAAGGTGATTAGCTTCTCGCGGTCGCCCTTGACCTTGAGCCACTCGTCAACCAGCGACACCCAGGTCGTCCAGGTGCTGTAGATCGCCCAGCAGTAGAAGCTGACCGAGCGCGGCGTGCGGATCGGCTCGTTGTTCGGGCCGAACCAGTCGATGCTGTCGCGCGTCCAGATGCCGGTCTCGTCGCAGATCCAGCGGCCTTTAGCCTGGGCCACCACCATGTCGCGGTGTTCAAAACAGGCTGCACAGTGCTCGCAGACGTACCAGGCGCGCTCGGCCTCACCCAGTTCGTTCTTTTCCCACTTCAGGCCGAACTCACAATCCTTGCCGCCAAACTTCAGGTGCTGCTCCCGCTGACAATGCGGGCAAGCAATATGCAGGCGCAGCCGGTGCGGAGACTCTTCCGCCGCCTTGGTGATCTGGCAAGCGCCAGCGACCCCAGGCGTCGATCCCCGGATAGATTTCGGGTAGACCGCACCGTCCAGGCGCTTGTCACCCAGGAATGTCGGCGAGCCTTCGCCCTCGACGTCGGCGTCGAACTTCGACAGCTCGTCGTAGATAACCTCGTCGGGGGACTTCTCCCGGTAGTTCCGGGAGGCCTTGCCGCCGCGAATCCAGAGGTTGCGTCGGTTCGCGAACACCTTGTTGTCCAAGGTGTTATCGCTGTGCTTCCGACCGAACCAAGGCGCCAGTTCAAGCATGACCGGAACGTCGCGGATCAGGCCGTTGACGTGGCTCTTGCTGATATCCTCGGCGTCCGGGTCGGTCGGACTCCACATCATCACGTTGCGGCGCTTGTGCTGGATCTTGTAGCCGATGTTGGCCAGCAACAGCTTCGTGTAACCGATCCGGGCCGACTTCACGAAGTTGACCACTCGAATCAGGTCGTTGCCCATCGCGTTCAGGATCGCGACCTGGAATGGCGCAGTCTTCCAGCGGCCCTCGTTGTAAGAGGACTCGGCCGACATGTAGAAATGCTTGTCGGCCCACTCCACCGCCGTCATCGGCGGCTCTTTGAACATTCCCTGCAAACCCAGCTTGACCGCAGTGCGCAGATCACTGATCCAGGGTTGCAAGGTACTCATCAAGGATTCCCGGGATGTCGTCGCTGAACTCAGCGGAAAGGTTTCGCGCCAAGGCGATCTCCCGCTCGAAGGACTCCATCACCAAGGGATCAGCATCCGGGTGGCGGCGACTGACCGTTTTGCAGACGGTCTCCAGCGCCGAGCCGATCTTGGCGGCGATTTTCGCCAAGGCGAAAGTGGCGAACGGGACCGGGACCAGGAGTTTGTCCTGGACCTGGTTTTTCTGCTCTTGGGCGTAGGCCTGGGCCTTGGTGAGGCGGAGTCGCTCCTGTGTCAGCTTGGCTTCAGCGTAGGGATCGAGACCTTCCGGTAGCTCCCCCTCAGGTTGTTGTTTCCGAGCGGCGTGATGGATGCGGTTTTCGACCACATCCGCCACCGTGTAAAAGGCCTCTCGACCTATTCGCTCGATTGGTTGAACGCCCCATTTATCAAAGGCTTGCGGAGAAATCCCGAGGCTCGCGGCCATCTCGGACTTGTTCAACCATCCGCGCTGCTTGGTTGTTTCGTTTTTGCTCATGACTAAACAACAACCAACCTCCGAAAAAAGGTCATACATATTTGGCGCGCGGGGCTCGAATTACCCTCTGACGGGGGCACCTCCGGGAGGACCCGCCAAATTTTCAAACTTGTGCTGGACAACAAGAATTCGCACCACTTTGGTGCACTCTTCAGCGCCTCGCGGCGAACCGAGCAGCAACACCGCGCATCGCCACCTCGAAATCGCGCGGCAGGTTCTCGTCGGCGTACTGCTGCGCGATCTCGAAGAAGCTCAGTCGGCGGCGGTACGAAGGGCGAGACACGAAGGCCATGATGACCGAGACAGCATCCCGGCCTCGGCCTGTGCGCTCAGCAATGCCTATGGGCTGGCCCTTACGGGTCATGACGAAGTAGCGGCGAGCATTACCCTTCGCTCGGCTCCGTCTGCTATCGGTAGCGTTCGCGTTGTACCCGGCCTGGCTGAAGCCGCGGATGCCGCTCAATGCCTTGGTGACCTGGCCGCGCCTGATGTTCCCGTAGCGATCCAGGTCCGCGCCGGCACCAGGCACCACGTACTTACCTTCGGGCAGTATCCCCTTGGCCCTGAGCTGAAGCTCGGCCGGCTTGTTCCGACGCGGCCCACCGTAGACTTCGGGGGCAATCCACACCGATGCAGGCTGCGCACCGTCCGCTTCGTCCTTGAACCAAACACGCGCTTCCAGCCGGTCTTTCCTGGCCGGCACCATGCGGAGGCTGTTCAGGGTGTACGGGGTCGGGCGGTCGAACACGACACGCATCTCATCGCGCAAGCGATCCATCAGCCCTTGCGCGGTCCGCGTAAGGGCTGTGGCTGTCGCGTAAGGAATCTGCCGCTGCTCAAGCTCGGTCAGGTCGGCGAGCTGCTGCTGGAACCCTTCCGGCTTGATGCTGATCATCTTCTGCAATACCTCGGCAGGCCGGCGATGTGCTTACGCAAGGCTTTGATCATCAGTTCGCGTCGCTCGACTCCGGCTCGGAGATCAGAAACAACCTGTCCATCAGCGGCAGCAAGGACGGCTCTTCCTGCATCAGCGCTGCCGGTGGCTCCGGGAGCCTGGTGCACTCCGCCTGTGGGGCAGCGGGCTTTGACGTACACGACGCGAGCACCAGTGCCGATAGCATCGCGGCGCAATTGGTTTTCTTCATGGGAAGCCTGTAGTGCTGCTTGGTATGTGCGGGCCATTGCGTCGGTCTGAGCCTGTGCCTGGCTATCGCGCTGGGCCTGCTGGGCCATAGCGGTGATCGTCTCGGCGGATTGCTCGACGGCGGCCTGCAGGTCATCACGCTGAGCGGTCACGTGATCGAGACGCCAGAACACCAGCGCAGCTACCAGGGCGACCACCAACCATGGCCGCCAGGTCACTGATCGATCCTCCGACCAACCTTGAACTTGAACGTCGGCTCTTGATCGAGCATCGAGTTGACGATGCCCTCGATGACCGAGAACAGGGAGACGACAAGTTCAAGCGGCGCCCACTTGGCGAACGCCAGCGGGCAATCGCTATCGACATCCCCCAGCCACATCGGAATGCCGTAATAGCTCCCATGGTGCGAGACGCCGATCTTTCGAGCTTCGGCTTTCGTCGTGAACCCGAGCATCATTCCCCCTTGAGCGCTGCGCGCGCCCATTCGAGACGCGCCACTCGATCCTCAGCACCGTTGTAGCCGCCGTTGATCTTCAGAGTGATCCGCTCGAATCGGCCTTGGTCAGCTAGGTCGTTTAAACCCCGCGACTTCCACCACCACCCCGCGGCGATTGCTGCCCAGGTCCGTTGCTCCAGCAGTTCCGGCTGCGCTACCAGTGGCAGCGCCAGGGCGCGGGCGGCTTCGGCGTAGTTGTCGTAGCCGGTGATCATGATCAGGCCGCGTCCCCGGTATCGATACCCATCGCCCGTGGCCGGCGACCCGTTGCCCATCCGGTTTGCGTAGACGCGGTTGGCGATGCGCTCGGGCTGGCGTGCGTACTGCTTCGCCTCGGCCGGCGTGAACCGCTTCGGCCAGGTCTTGAGCAAGCCCTCGGCGGAGTAGTTCAGATTCTCCACCAGGCGCTTGAGGCTCTGGCTTTCGTGCCCGACCTGAGCCAGGAACATCGCCACGCGCTCGGGCGTGTTGATCTCGAACCGAGCCATGGCGCCGTTGATGTGGTCAATCCAGATGTCGGCAGTAGCAGCACCGCAGCCGGTAGCACGGTCGAGTTGATCGGCAGTGATCTTCATTCGCCAGACCCTCGACGCGGCAGCTTGATCCCAGCGTAACGGTCGGCCAGGTCACGGATCTTCTCGACGCCCAGGAAGCCGATCCAGCCACCAATGAAGGTGGCCATGCTCTGCGGCACGCCAAAGAACTCGAAGCCGCTGATGATCGTCAGCGCCAGCCCCCCGCACAGCGCGCCCTCCAAGAGCGCCTGCCGGCGCGTGCCGCCGCCGTAGATGATCCTGGCCATGGCCATGGCCCACGACAGCAGGGAGGCGTAGATGATCGGCGCATGCTGGCTCAGCCAGGCGAGCAGGGCCGCCCAGGTGTCGGGTTTGTCGGGCATCTTCATCGTCTCAGTTCCCCTCGCCGGGGCAGAAATGAAAAAGCCCCGCACTTGGCGGGGCTTGGGGAGTGGTAGCAGCGCAGGGAGTCGAACCCCGTATCTCCAGCTTATGAGGCTGGCAACCTACCGGTGGTCTACAGCTGCCATGGGCGTAGCTTCACAATTCGCCAGGCTTTCAGCCTGATAAGAAAAATAAGTATTTTTCCGATTTCCCTGCGGTAAAATCCTTTTCAATACTTATTGAAATACTTATAATGGCAACCATGAACAGCGAGGTAGCCATGAACAAGATCAACTGGACACGGAAGGCGGTTAAGCAGCTCAGCAAGATTCACAAGGCCGACCAGGCCAAGATCTACGACGCCGCCCAAGCCTTGGCACATATGCCGAACGTCCAGAACATCAAGGCCCTGTCCAATCACCGCTACGGCTACCGCCTCAGGGTCGGCAACTACCGGGTCATGTTCGACTGGGATGGAGCCATCAAGATCGTCAACATCGAGGAGGTCAAGAAGCGCGATGAACACACCTACTAACGTTCAAATAATCAACGGGCCGGACGGATCGCCGGCCTTCGTTGTCATCCCCTACGCCGAGTACATCAAGGACCATCCCAAGGATGACCTGGTGCCCAACGAAGTGGTCGGCTACATGGTCAAGGAAGGGCTCAGCCCCGCCGCTGCCTGGCGCAAACACCTCGGTTTGAGTCAGGCTGAAGTTGCCAGCCGGATTGGCATTACTCAGCCGGCCTATGCCCAGCAGGAGACCGCGGCGAAGCCAAGAAAGGCGACCCGCGAAAAAATCGCCGCCGCCCTAGGGATCGCGCCGGACCTGTTGGACATATGAGAGGGTGAAGGCCTTGTGGGTCGGTAACCCGTCACTTTGCTTACAGCCCGATGTGGCAGGTGAGACTGCCGTCTACCGAGTTTCGACCTTCGAATGAAAAAGCCCGGCGGGAGGGGCCGACCGGGCTTCCCGCCGCTGTCGAGGAATAGCCCAGGTGGAAACCACGGCATCGGCGGGAGCGTGATGATGCCGCGCCAGGCCAGGCTACGCAATAAAAAACCCGGCGCCAGGGGCCGGGTTTCGAGTGCGTCACGCTGCGTTCACAGCAATTCACGCTGGGATGAAAACACCCCTTATTCCGCGTGTAAAGCTATTCCTCAAGCGCTCTCGCGGAACCGCTCCAGGGCGCTGTCGACCCACCCTACAGCCAGCTTCAATGTCTCCCTGACTTTGGCCTCGCCGATCTGGTGTTCACGCGCGATGCGCAGGGCCGGCCACTTCGCGCCGTAGTAGAGCCACACGAAGTCGCCGGCCTGCGGCGCCCTGTCGATGAGTCGAGCAATGACCCGGTCGACGGCCAAGGCCATATCGTCAGTGACGTGGTAGGCCTTGGGGCTCGACATTGGCATGGCTTGGCTCATGATAGCGGCGGCCGGCGACACATACCCGGGAACCCCCATCCCATCCATGCGCCACCACCCCCACTGTTCGAGGAGATACTCGGTATCGCCCAGCAGCTTGTCCACGTAGGTTCGAGTTCTGCTCATGCCGCCCCCGGACCGTTCAGGCCAAACAGATCGCGCAGCAGCGTTTCCACCGCCGCGCCCTTTGCGTTGCCGTCCTGCAGCCAGAGCCGACCGTAATCGTGGAAGCCCAGCGTGCCGCGGTCGCCGTGCCAGTTGGCGATCATGACCAACAGCGCAGCCAAGGCAGCAGCACCGCCCACCTTGACCTGCGCCAGCTCCTGGCCGGCCACCTTGAGAAACTCCCGCTCCAGCCTGGTCATGACCTTGCGGGGTGCCATCGGTTGTACGTTACTCATCGGGTACCTCGCGCAGAGCTGACGCTCCAGTCGTTCAGGCAAAACATGGTCAGCGAACCGCCGAAACATGCGCCTGTGTCCAGATAGAACACGTTCCCCAGCCTGGTAAGCCTGTTGTGCGGTGTGTGCCCAACCAGTACTGCGGCAACGCCCTCGACAGGAGTGGAGTCCTCGTTCGCTGCCCTGGACCTTGCCCACAGAGCGGCGGTGACGTGCGCTTTCTCTCCGGCCCCCACGCCGGCGCAAAACGCCTGCCAACTCTTCGCCTGGCACTCAGCATGAACGATCCCGACGGCGCCAGCGGCGGTCTCCACCTCGATGGCCAGCGGCAAGTCGTCGAACAACTCGGCGTAGCCCCGCTGCTCTGTCTCCGGCAAGCCAAGCAGCCACGCGCCCCCATTGGCGACATGGAGCCAGTCGTCGCCGCCATGCTTGTAGGTATCGACGACCATCTGCTCATGATTCCCCCTGACCGCGTGGAACCAGGGCTGGCTTAGCCATTCTTGGACCAGGTCCGACCCCGGCCCGCGGTCCACCAGGTCACCAACGCTGAACAGCCGATCAACCGCCTTGTCGAAGCCGGCCTGCGCCAGCAACGCGTCCAGTAGATCGAAGCAGCCATGCACATCGCCAACGCAGAAGTCACGCCCAACGGTGTTGCGCTCGAAGCGCTGAACCAGAGTCACTGCATACCCTCCATCTGCTGCCTGGCCTTCTCTGCACAGGCTTGAAACACCTCTACCCCCACGTGCTCACGCAAGGCTTCGATCAGCAACCGATTGGCCAGGTCGTTGTGAGCCCTGCGACTGTCCTTGCGCAGCTTCGCGATATGGTTCTGGAGACGGACCTTGTCTCGGTTCATCCAGCGGAGCGCGGTGCTGGCCCGGCTGAACCAGATTTCGTCAACGTAGCGCCCCGTCGCCTTCTGCTCGGCCTTGGCCGCCTCAATCTGGCTGCGACAACTGATGCAGGAAGCGCTCAAGCGCTCCATCAACTCTTCGCACGCCTCCAACGTGTTCGGGAGGGTGATCGGGAATTTGTGCTCGGTATTCACGCTGCTTTCCCCTTGCCGTACTGACGGCCCCTGTAGGGTCTGGACATTTCGACTTCTTCGTCGCTGGGCTGATAGCCGCCGATAATCTCCACGAACCGATGGAACTGACCCTGGTGCTGAACGTGCGCCACGCCAACCTGCCCGTGCCGGTTCTTGTCGACAATCAGCTCGGTAATGCCGGCCTTGCCGGCGTCGCTTTCCTGATCCCGGTGGACCAGCACAACCACATCGGCATCGGCCTCGATCTGCCCGGAATCGCGCAGGTCGCTCTTGGTCGGGCGCTTGTTGCCCCGCGCCTTCGGCCCACGGTTGAGCTGCGCCAGCACCACCACGGGTACGCCGAGCTCCTTGGCCAGGCGCTTCAGGCCCTTGCTGATCTCGGTCACCACGTCGTAGCGGCTCGCGTTACGCTGCTCGCCCTTGATCAGACCGATGTAGTCGACGGCAACCATCCCCAGGCCGTGCTCGCGCTTCACCGTCCGGCAGATCTGGCGGATGTCCCGGAGTGTCAGCGAGGCGTCGTCGCAGAGGATCAGCGGGGCATCGTTGAGTTTGTTCACCGCACCAGTCAGGCCCGGCCAATCGGAATCGGCCATGGAGTGGCCTTCGGCAATGTGCTTGAGCGGAACGCTGCCCACCGATGACAGCACGCGGTTGGCCAACTCGACATCGGTCATCTCCAGGCTGAACACCAGCGCCGGCTCGTTGCACGCCAGCGCCACCCGCTCGGCGAACCCAAGGCCAAGCGTGGTCTTGCCGCTGCCCGGCTCGCCGGCCACAACCACCATATGGCCGGGACAGATACCCGGAATGAAGGCGTCCAACGAGGGCAGGCCGGTGTCATACCCCAGTTTCACCTCACGGTTGAATCGCCTGTCGATGCCGTCAATGGCTTCGGGCAGCACCTCACCGATGAAGCGGTACCGGCGCCGGGAGTCGAGCCCCTCGGCCTCGAGGGCAACCCATGCCTGCTGGCCCTGGCTCAGAACCTCGTCCAACGGTTCGCCATCCTGCAGACGCTGGCTCATGACCTCGGCCGCGGCGATCACCCGGCGCGCCACCGACCGCTGCTTGATGATCCGGGCGTACTCATCGGCGTTCGCGGTGCTTGGGGTGTTCTTCACCAGGTGGGCGGCGACCTGCAGGGTGCTCTGCCCGTCCGCCAGTTGAGCCCGCGCCTCATAGAGGGTCACGATGTCGACCGCGATACCTTTCGCCTGGCAAGCCAGCAGCAGCTCGAACAGTTCCGCGCAAGCTGGGTGATGGAAGTCCGAAACCTCCAGCTTGGCGCCCATGCCCTCGATCAGATCGCCCTTCTGGATCATCGCGCCGATCACCGCATACTCGGCTTCGTGGCTGTAGAGCTTCGACTCTGGCACCTCGTAGCCCATCACCGGGATATCGTGCATCTCGAGGTATCCGGTCATACCGAACCTCGCACGGATTTCCAGCGCAGCAGCACCACCTCGCCGTTGGCGTCGCAGAGCCGATCAATCACGCGATCCCCGATGAATCGCCGGATATCTACCAGGCTCAGGTTGCTGATCAGGATGGTCGGAAGCAGGCGCTCGTAGCGGCCATTGACGACCTGGAACAGCACCTGGCGCTCGAAGTCGGTGCCGTGCTGGGCACCTACCTCGTCGATCACCAACAGGTCCGGAGCGTGCAGGCTCTCGTAGACCTCGGACTCGCTCTTACCCTTCCGCCCAAACGTGTCCTTCACGCCCAGGATCAGGTCGGGTGCGGTGATGTAGCGCGCCGTTGCGCCAGCCAGACCTTCGGTGCGCAGCACCTGCTGGATGATCGCGCAGGCCAGGTGAGTCTTCCCGGTTCCCATGGTGCCCAGCAGCATCAACGAACGACCAACCTTCCAGTTCGAGGCGAAGTCGTCTGCGTAGGCCTTGCAGCGAGCCAGGACTGGCGACTGCTGGTCCGGTGCGAAGTCGGTGCGGTAGTTATCCAGGGTCGCCGGTCGGAAGCGCGGCGGTATCTGGCTCTCCAGCAACGCGGCGTTGACCATCCGGGCATCACGCGCAGCCTGCGCCTTGGAGCGAACCTCCGGGTCGGATGATTGGCGAGCTTCGAACTCGCAGCGCCCGCATCCAGTCCAGACGAACCCGCCGTCGAACTGCTCCTGCTGCTTGCTCTCGAAGCCGCCGTGAACGGGGCAGGTCTCGTCCCTGGTTTTCACTTGGTTTTTGGTCATGGTCATGGTCTCGCAATTCGGTAGGTGCCGTCGGCCTGGCGCTCCAGGCCCTCTTCGTGGTTGGTCTGATCGAGGCCCAGATGAGGCGAAGCAGGAGGAGGTCCCGCGCGCTGCGCGCCGAACGGAGGCCGCTGGTTTCGCACCCAGTTGCGCCAGGTCGCGAACCAGTCGAGCTTCGTCGCGTTCTTCCCGGTTGCGGATCGCCAGTGATCACCGAAGCTCTCACCGACCTTGCGCAGACCGGCCTCACCGAACTCAGGACGCTCGGCCAACGCCCAAGCCAACCAGTCATCCGGCAGGGTCCAGTCCTCCGGCAAGCGGGAGCCTCGCTTAGGCCTGTCAGTTGGAAGGGGCTGCTCGGACTCTGGTGCTGAGCGCTGCTCCTGCGGCGCCAGCTCTTCCTCCGAAATCAGAGAATCAGAAGATCGGAGAATCAGAGAATCAGGGCGAACAGCTAACGGACTAGGCGATTCATCGGCACCACCTTGATCAGTGCCTGGCATACCCTCTGCACTGCCTAGGTCCGCTCCAGCATCTTCCTCACCATCAACCAGAACAGGAGCAGGAATGACGCTAGCCTTCTCTCGGCTATGCGGTGTCTGGTGCTTGGCGAAGTTCAGCACCTGAACTGCCCTGACTCCGCACCGCTCATACCGCTGGATAAACCCAGCCGAAACCAAATCATCCAGCATGCTTTCCACATCGAGCCCATCATCGTAGGGAAAGGCTTCTGCTTTGATGCGCTTCGGTCGATCCTCCAGGCGCCCTTCCCTGTCGGCCAACATCCACAAATAGATGAACAGGAGGCGATGCGAGTGGCTGAGCTCTGCCAACTCCTCGTTCGCCATGATCCCGGGCTTGATGTTACGAGCACGAGCCATCAGTCCCGGCCCTCCGGAGACCACCAAGTCTTTTCAGTCCGCAGCAAGACGCGGGCATGGGCCAGCACGGAGCGCAGTTGATCAGGGGAGAGAAGCACTACCTCCTCCTCACCCATCAGGTGCGTTTGGCTGATCGCGAAATAGCCGCCGGTGCTGATGTACACATCGGTTTCGAAGGTTGGCTTGAGTCTCATATATCGAGCTCCTCGGTAACGCGCTTCACGAAGTCGTGGTATCCCTCGGCCATGAGGAACCCTTGGTCTTCAAGCGCACCGCGGCATGCCTTGGCGTGGCCGTAGAGCACCCAACGCTCACGCTCGGGCAGGTCGCGGAATTGACGGTAGGACGGCCAGGGCCCGGCGATCACCGGGCGGCCGCTGGGGCTGGTGGTGATCCGGCCCGGTTTCGGTTGTGTGGTCATTCGCCGATCTCCTGCGAAGGGGTGCCGCGCATCTGGAAGCGCTCCCGGCCGGCGCCGAAATCCGGGTGCGTGGCTCGGTGTTGGGTCACGAAGGTGCAGCCGCGCGCGAAGCGCTCGAACACCCTGCTGATCTCGGCCTTTGCCCAGACCGCGTAGGGGCGCGCGTTCAGTTCCTCGTGCTTGCTGCGCACCATGGCGAAGGGGCGCGGGCTGTGCGGCATGTCGCGCACCACCGCGTCGATCACCCTGGGCGGAAGGCCGTACTGCTTCCCTATCCGCTGCCGGATAGCGGTGATGCTCTCCATGCCGTTGGGGATCGAGTCGAGCAGCGGGTGCGATCGGTCCATGTCGCCGACGGTTTCGGTCAGCGCTGCCACCTGCTGCTCGGCCTGCCGCTGCCGCCGCTCCAGTTCGACGGTGAGTTGCACGCTGGCCAGTAGTTGCTCGGCGGCGGTCAGTGACCTGGAAGCCTGCTGTTCCAGTTCCTGCCAGCGATCCACCAGCCGCGCGGTGAACTCCGGGCAGAGCTGGGCGACGACGATGATGCTGTCGCGCTTGCCCTGGTCGCCGGTGAAGACGTACTCCTGAGTGGGGCGGCCAGAGGTGGGCTTTTCCTGCATTGCAGGTAAAGCAATCACCCCGCGCTCGGCCAGCCGATCAATGGCCACGCGTACATTGTCGTGACGCGACCCAACAAGATCCGCGATCTCGCGGCTGGTCATGGTGGCGGCCTGGCCGCCGAAGCCGGTCAGATCAGTCATGGCCGCTCCTCCCGGTAATGCCGGACAGAAGCCCGGCGAGGTCGGCGCGTGCTCGCTTGGCGTCGTGGTCCAAACGATCAGGGGTGGCGTATTCCGGCGCGTACTCGCCACGGCCTACCCAGCAACGGTTGCCGGGGTAGCGGTCGTTCAGCAGATCGGCGCCGCGCTGGGCCTCTTCCTCGGTCGAGAACGGGGCGACCATCTGGGCTATCGCAATCCCACCCTTCTGAACGGCCGGTGTGGAGATGAACCAGAACAGAATTCCATCGCCTGAAGACGCACGCTGAAACGTGTCGCCGGTATCGAAGCTGCCAGGGTTCACAGGTCACGCTCCCGATAGGCGGCGCCGATCTGCTGGTTGTAGCGGTAGAGAAAATTCCCGGTGCACAAGATGATCCGCTCGATCAGGTCATGAATCTCCGTCACAACGGGGTGCCCTCCACCACCTAGGGCAGGAACGACCGAGTCCATCAGCAGAGCCCGAAGTTGCGTCATATCGCTCCGAGCGTGGTTGAATAGATCGAACTCATTACGACTGAGCTCGACCCGCTCCATCACCTCCCCGTCGACAGGAAGCGGAGGACGAGAGGCCTGTGCCTTCGAGAGATCAGACATGACCACCTCCCAGCGCGTCCTTAACCTCGCGCTCACGGGCTCTCCATTCGAGGTAGCTCTCGCGATCAGTCCTTTCGACATCCTCGCGAAGCCCAGGGACCAACTCGAACAGGACCGTGTCGACCTGCTTGCGATGCGCGCTGATCTCGTCCGCCTGCTGCGAAGTGCCATCGATGGCGCGCTCGGCCCACTCTGGGAGTTGCCTTTGTAGCCGCATTTCGTTGAGGATCGTCCAGAGGTGCGAGGTCAGGTCGCGCTCTGCCCGAATACCCTGGCGGAGCATGGTGATTGAGGCGCTCATTGCTTCCGCTCCTTCTGCCGGTTGATGCGATCCGAGAGGACCTGTTCGAGCTCCACCAACTGGAAGATGCCCCCCCCCGATCTCCTCCAGAAACCAGCCGAGACGCTCTGAGGTTTCCTGGCCTACTTCGCCTTCAGCGCCAACGTTCGCCAGCAGGTTCCCAACAGCGGCGACACCAAGCGCCATGTTCTGAGCAGCCTGCCGGGCTACTTCACGCTCCCCCCAAAGAGACATCGCCTGCTCGTCCGTGAGTACCTCAGACGGGTCGCGGGAACACTGCTTACTGATCAGGTTTGCGAGGTTCATTGCCGGCCCTCCTCACGCAGGGAGTCGAGCGCGGCGTCAACCAAATCGCCAGCCATCTCTGCAGCAATCTCCAAGGCATACAAGCACGCGTGCTCTTCGTCGGAGGTGGTCAGTGCTCCGAGAATGCTAGAAACACTTAGCGTCAGCGCGATCGCCTCGCTCAACGCCTCTTCGACCGTCGTGGTCGGGTTAATCGCTGCGAATCTCCGCGGCGGAAGCTGAGATATCGGAGCCTTCAGTGCAGACGACTGGGGCTTGTTCCAGACCGCGCTCATGCTGCACCGCCTGCGTGTCGCGACACGCTTTCAGGATTTCCGGATTGGGTCGCGACACCCGCCCGGCAAGCTCTGAGCAATGCGCCAGACATGGCCCCCAGCAGGGCGAGAGTATTGAGTTCCTGAGAGAGCAGCGGCTCGCCGGCATCGTCCATCGCCCGGGTCATTCTCAAAAGAATCAGGTGAACCGCATCGCTGATGTCCTCGGCGGCGGCCAGAGCCGCGTCAACCGGCCGGTCGGCAACAATGGAGAACAAGAACTCATCCCCGTTGAGAGGATCGAAGCAAACCTGGTGGTCAGTGGTAACGGCGCAGGGGACTTGCGCGCTTTGAGTTTTCTGTTGCATAGTTAATTCGTCCTTCGAAAGACAAATTGATATCCAGGCAGTCGCTCCAACGACTACCGACTAAAGGCCTCGCGAAAGCGGGGCTTTTGCTTTCAGGCGAAAGCCTTTCCATGGTTTTCGTGAAAGCCATACTTGCGATTCGCTTCCTCGCGAGCCGCGATTGCGGCACGCTTCTCCTCGAAGTAGCCGAGATGGATGAACTTGCCGTCCACCTTGATGCACGCGCGCCACTTCTGCTTTGCGCTGGACCAGCCCACGCCAGTGATGCCGCTGGAGTTTGCTACCGAAACACGCTTGTTCCGCATGTTCTCGCGCCGAGTTACCTCGCGAAGGTTCTCGATTCGATTGTCAGTGCGAATGCCATTGATATGATCAACTTCGACAGGCCACTCCTGCCGGTGAAGAAACCAAACAAGCGTGTGGATTCGGAAGGAGTGACCATCAACCCAGGTCTGCAGGTATCCATTGCCGTTGATTGAGCCGGCGGGGCGGCCAGCAAAGGAAAACGGCCCCCGCCTTACCCTGTTGATCAGGCTCCCATCGCGATACTCGAACAGCTCTTGGACTCTATCCAGGGTCAGTCGCGGTCGTGGCTTGCTCATTGCTCCCCTCCCACACTGGATGCCTGCACAGCAGCATCAGCGCACTGCCGGATGTGGGAATCGGACGGCAGAATGGGTTCAAGGTCGGCGGAACTGGTGGCCATCGGGACGCTAGGCATTGCACGGGGGCGCCCACCTCCCGACGGAAACCGCTTCAGTTCCGTTGCCTCGAAACCGCCCCCCATTGCAGGCGCGACGATAATGAGGCGTTTTGACCTCAGCGCCTTACTGATTGCGGCCTGACTTGCTCCGAGGGCCTGGGCCGCCCCTTCCTGTCCGAAGCGGCCAACGAACTCAGCGAGTGTTTGGGTTTGCATACTTCCTGCCTCTTGCTTTGGAGGCAGAATAACCGGCGGTGCTATCCTTTACAATACCGCTGGTTCTTTGACTGCATAACCGTTGGTTGTTAACGTCTCACCATGAAGAAACGAAAGCTAAGCCAGATCGAACTCAACGAATGCCAAGCGCTAAGGCACATTTATAGCGCGAAGCGCCGAGAACTAGGGCTCACGCAATCCTCCATTGCCGAGGCATTCCGTATGAGTCAGACCGCTATTTCGATGTATATGAATGGCAGCAATGCGCTGAATGCGGCCGTTGCCGCTAAATTTTCAACGATACTCGAAGTACCCGTATCCAGCTTCAGTCCGCGCCTAGCAGCCGAAATTGAGGGCATGGCAAAGGCAATGCATCCCAAGCCAGTACCAGATATCACCGACACCCTGGAGCCTATCCATCCGTGGGATGACGGCACCCCCATTGACGATGATGAGGTAGAGATACCTTTCTACAAGGAAGTTGAGATGGCCGCCGGCGCAGGCCGAAACATTGAGCAGGAAATCAAAGGACGCAAGCTTCGCTTCTCCTACGCAACCTTGCGCGCAGCAGGGGTCGATCCATCGGCTGCCATCTGCACCAGGGTAGGAGGCAACAGCATGGAGCCCTTGATCTCTGACGGCGCTACTATCGGCGTTGATACGGCCACCAAACACATCACCGACGGCGAGATCTACGCCATCAAGCACGACGACCTGCTAAGGGTGAAGTTCGTCTACCGCCTGCCTGGCGGGGGGGTCCGCCTGCGCAGCTATAACCGAGATGAGTATCCCGACGAGGAGTACACCCCTGAGGAAATGAGGAGCCAACAAATCAGTATCATTGGCTGGGTGTTCTGGTGGTCAGTGGTAAGGATTCGGCGAAAGCTGTGATCAACAACAGTCGGCACAACGCACCCCATCCCACCAGTCTTTTTGCTCAAAGCCTCAAAGCCATTCAGCCAACCTGCGGTTCTGCGCAAGTTGGCATGCTCACTTAATGCCTGACGCATCATTCGCCGCATTGTTCTGCTAGCTATCCGCAATGCCGGGCACTGTGCTCGGCACATGCACCCCCTGCAAGCCCATCCCAAGCAACACCCCACCTACCGCCCGCGACCTCAGCCGCCCTCAAGCAGGAAGCAGCAATACTCAATAATAAAACCGCAGGTGTTGACACCAATAAATAACCGCAGGTAAATTCTGTCCATATGTTGAAACGTGAGTGACCAACAAGGACTCCCCATGACCATCACCATCAGCACTGATACCTGGCAAGGCCGCCTCGGCATGGGCCTCGCTCCGCGTGAACTGGAGGCCACCCTGCATGCGGCGAGCGACCTGACCGCAAAGGAGATCGCCAAGCTGATGGGTATTGCCCCTGGGACCGTCTCCAAACGCCTGGATGATGCGCGGTTCAAGCTCGGTGCCAAGACCATCCGCGGCCTGGTGCTGGAGGCATACAAGCGCCAGATCATCAGCCCCCTGTGCGTTGGCATCCTCGCCATCCTGGCGGCAGCACAACCCTTCCTCGACGAAGATCCGGCCATGCGGACGCGGCGGGGCGGGGAGCGTCGGGTTGAAGTTCGTATTGCGGCCAGGCGAATGGAGAGTAGGTACGCAGCCTGACGCAGCGGCGAGCACCTGTACGCGGGTGCTGTCCGGTGCTTAGGCATCACCGGGGCGTCCCTAGGCAAGGCGGGGCCCGGCGCGGCCAGGACGGGCGCGGTTTGGCGCGGCAAGGGCTGCAAAGGCAGCGTCATACACCTTGGGAACAGGGTGCATGCCGGTGACAGCAGTCACCACGTGGCACGGTCTGGCAAGCCGCGGTGTGGCGGGCCAAGGCTGGGCGAGGCGGGGCAAGGGCTGTTTACAGCGGTCAGCCAGTTCGGAGAGCTGGCTTTCCGGTGGCGATAGCTGCCGATGAGGCGAGTCGAGGCCGGGCAGGGTATGGCAAGGCAGGGCCTGGCATGGCATGGCATGGCGAGGGCTGGAGGGTTCCAGCGTACTGACCATCTTCGGGTGGTCAGTGCAGTGAAACCCCCAAATGTACGAAAGCCAACAAACGCGGCAGGCCCTCGGCTTGCCTGGAGAAAAGCATGCAGACGATCAAACTGAAGCTGGTGGGCCAGTCGCCGCTGTTGATGCACAGCGACCGGTTTGCGAATCCCTTGGACGAGGCGACTAAGCAGCACAAGGTGCTGACCAGCAAGCGCAAGAAGCTCGACGAGGATCACGCCGACATCGCCAAAAGCGAGTGGATGGGTTCGCTCTACCATGACCAGGAAGTTGGCGTGTTCGTGCCTGGCCAGAACATCAAGAGCGCCCTGGTCGGCGCGGCCAAGATCCAGCGCCTGGGCTCGGCCTTCAAGCGCGCCGTCCTGGTCCTCGATGACAAATGCAAGCTGGAGTACTCGGGGCCGCGAGACCCCGAAGCGATCTTCGCCAATCCCCGCTTCGTGGATGCTCGCAGCGTGGTGGTGGGGACCTCCCGCCTCATCCGGTATCGCCCGAAGTTCAGCGATTGGTCGACCACTGTCGAGATCATGTACTCGCCGGAGATGATCGAGCGCGATGATGTGATCCGTGCGGCCGAGAACGCCGGGCTGTTTGTCGGGCTCTGCGATTATCGCCCCGAGAAAGGCGGCGCCTTCGGCCGGTTCAGCGTCGAGGTTCTGCCATGAGCAAGGTCACCCTTCACCCCGAGTGGCGCCAAGCCGCGAAGGATCTCGCCGCCCAGTTCAAGTATGGCGAGCTGGTCACTCTCGACTGGCTGCGCGAGGCCTTCCAACTGGAAGAGCCCCAGACCATCGAGGAGTTCAAGTCCTACCAACTGGACTTCCTCAGTTGCATGGATGCCCTGCGCCAAGAGCTGCTGGTGGAATACCAGCTTTCGCTGAGGAACATCCGCGGCGCGGGGTACGAACTGGTCAACCCGAACAACCAAGTAGAGGTTGCCTGGCACTCGACGTTCGGCAAGGTGCGGCGCGAACTGGGCAAGCTCGCCGGCGCCATTCGCTACATCCGCCATGACGAGCTCACCGACGAGAAGCGCCGAGAGCACGCGGACGCCCAGGCAAAGCTGTCCGGCATTCACGCCTTCTTAACCCGCGAGGGATCGCGAAAGCTGGGGCAGTTCTCTGCCGCGACCAAGACTGTAGGGAGCAACTGAGATGGAACGGATCACCCTTGTTTTGAAGTCCGGCATGGGCATGCAGCTCGACGCCATTCGCCCTTACCTGAAGCCTGGCATGCCGATAGCCATCGGCCGGGCGGGCGCCGTGATCGCCGAGGTGGCAGAGGGCAACGCCATCGAGGATAAGCGCCAGGCAGCAGAAGCCGCTGCCGGCTACATAGATTCGGTCGAGCGCTACGTGGAGAGCGCCAACACCCTAGAGGGCGCTGTCTCCGGCTTGGAGAGCACCCTGCAGAGCATCGAGCAGTATGCCGAGGACGGGCAGAACGGCTCCGCCCTGCAAGCCATGAACGCGCTGCGCGTAATCCGGGAAACGGTAGCGAAACACCTGGCCGACGCCGAGGGTGCAGGAGAGATTCCGCTCGAGCGCGCCCTCCTGGCGCTCCGCACCATCGCCGAGCTCCCCTGTCCCGAGCAAGACGACCTCCCGGCGGCGAACATGCGACAGATCGCACTGGCGGCCTTGGGTGGCGCTGGAGCGAGTTCAGAGCCGGGCAACCCTGGCGGCGAACCTCTGTCCGGACCGGGTAGTGCCGGCGAGCGACCCTACCCCGCGCCGGGATCGGGCGACAGCGAACTGGCCGAAAGCCTCCAAACTCTGGTGCGCTGGCTTGATCGAGTAGATATCGAGGACGGCTACGTCGGCGTGCCAGTGATTGAAGCCGTCGAGGTAGCGGTCAATGAACTGAGGCGCCTGCGCCAGTTCGAGCGTATCTGCGAAGGGCTGCCGCAAGACGCCATCGATGGTGGCTGGACCGTGCAAGGCATTCGCGGCTATGCCAAGCGCTTGGAGGATCAACTGAAGGCCGCCCAGGCCGAAGTCGAAGCACTGCGGGCGGAGCTTCAATCTCAGCGAGAGCGCAACACCGAGCTGATTTTCAAGCTCGGTAGCGCAACGAACGGCTGGGGGCGCTGCGAAAAAGAGCGAGACGCCGCCCTGGCAAGAGCCGCAGAGCTTGAGGGGAAGCTAGCCGAGCTGGAGAAGCCGGTGCCGACACACGGCGAGCACTCGGAGCTTCGCCGGATCGCTGTCGCGCTCAAGAACCCGCTGCTCAGCGGAGAGGAGGCCTCGGACCTGATGGTGCGTTACGAGGCATTGACAATGCCCGATCACATCATCGCGTTGATCGACCGCCAGGCTCAGCACAGCGTGCCGGAAGAGTTCATCGGGCGCCTGTCCGAATTCCTCGCGCAGCGCGGCGCTACCGGGAAAGCTCTGCTCCGAGAACTGCGCGCCATGCTCGCCGCCGAACCAACCAGTTCGGCATCCCCGTCGTGCAAATGGACCGAAAGCAGCGGCATCTGGGAAACAGGTTGCGGCCAGACCTGGGGCTTCGTTGAGGATGGACCGGCAGAGAACGGCGCGCTGTTCTGTCACCACTGCGGCGGACGCCTGGTCCTCATCAAGAGCGACGACCAGGAAGATGACGGTGAGCCGTGCCCGGACTGTATGGAAAACGCGCCAGCGCCTGGATGTGAAGCATGAGAAAAGCACTGACCGCCATCGCACTCGTCGCGCTGTTTGGCCTGGCCACTGTTGCCGCCGGCGCCGCGCTCCAGCCGTTCAAGACCCTGTTCATCTGGGAGGTATGCCAGTGATGAGAGGCTCCGATATTCCGCCACCACCAGGGTATCGCCCTACCCCGCTCGCCACCCTTGGCCAGCAGTTGGTCCGCCTGGGCCAGGCGATGCAGAACCCCAACACCAAGCTCGGCGAGTTGACCGAACTGGTCCAGGCCTGCGGCGTCGACCTGCGGATCTGCGACACGAACAAGGGGCGCCAGCCATGATCGGAACACTACTCCTCTGCATCGTCTGGTGCGCGGGCGGCCTCTACGTCGGATACGCGCTCGGCTCGCTGCGGACTGCGAAGAGTTACACCTGCGAGATCCAACGCCTTCAAGAACAGCTCTGCAAGGAACGTCTACTCCATAGGATGGGCGTGGACAAGGAGCCGCCATCATGCTGATGACCTACGAGAACCTGAAGCGTCTGCTCAACATCTGGGACAAGCCAGACCTCTCCGCGCTCACCCGCCTCCTGGTCGCGCGTCGCATGGCCAGGCAGTACCAGTTCGGCTGGGAGGCCGACAGGACCTGTGCTGATCGAAAGATCAAGGAGGCAAGGAAGGGCCTTCCATTCACCAGGGCCCAGTTGGAACAGGCGAAGGAGTTTCGGAGAACATCCAGCAGCTACCACGAGAAAGCCCAAGCCGCCCTTGGCGCCTGGCTCCTGCAGGCCGAGAGGTGGATCGAGGGAGAGATTGGAGTCGATCGCATCTGCGATGCCCTCGGCGTCAATCCGGTCCACCGCGCCGCCATCCAAGGCGCCAAGCCTGGGCAGATGCTCAATCACATCGCCTTCGTCGAAGGCCTTGAGGACAGCTCGAACGCTTTCAGCGGAAGGCGAGAGGCGGACCTGAAGGACGGCCCACTGTTCAACTGCATCATAGCCGAGATGCTGCGATTCGCAGAGGAGAACCCTGAGGCTCTACCCGATCCGTTCGCACCCGGCGGGCCACTTTACGGTGTACCACAGACCGTGATCCGCAACGACGGAACGATCGAGACGAGGCGGGCCGCGCTGACGCTGCACTGCCGAGACGGATCGATGCGCGTGATCGAACGGAAACCGGAGGTAGGGCGTGAGTAGGCAGATGACCGCGCGCCGGCTGACCCGGGCCGAAATGAACCACCTGCGCCGCCTGATAGGTTGGGTTCGCTGCGAGGTGGGGGCAGAGCCCGAGGAAATCGTCACCGCCACCAAAAAGGCGCTCGACCACTTCCAAGGCGTGTCGGAAGACGGTAAGCGGAGGTTGCTCGAGCACTACCAGAAATCAGCAGCCATACCGAAGTACATCCGATCTGCGATCAAGGCCCTGGAGAAGGTGTGCCTGGAAGATCCGACCGAGGTGGTTGATGGTGAGTTGGTTGCCCGCGGGCGCCACGAAGTGCCGCTACGCCTGGTCGTAGCGCGCAACGAAGAGGAGATAGGGAATGGGAAGCTCGACTAGCCCCGTATCCGAGTTCCTGTCCGAAGAGGAAGTCGCCGAGCTGACTGGGCGCAAGTACCCGAGCCAGCAGATCGAGTGGCTGAATAGGTACGGCTGGAAGTACGCCGTGACCGCGGCGAACCGCCCGATAGTTGGGCGCGTATATGCCCGCCTGAAGCTGGCCGGCGTGAAGCCGACGATGGAAGCAACCGAGAAGTGGAGCCTGGACCTGTCCAGGGTTAGATGATGAGACCGCGGAGCAACAAGAACCGGGGCCTGCCGCCTCGCATGATCAAGCGTACCCGGACGATGAAGTCAGGAAAGGTCTGGGTCGGCTACTACTACGACGGGCGGGATGCTGAGGGGAGGCGCAAGGAGATCCCGCTGGGCACGGACTTGGATGAGGCTCGGGAGAAGTGGGCGAAGCTGGAGAGAAAGGCCGTGCCGCCAACCACTCGGACCGTCGGCGATCTGTTGCGCAGGTTCGAGCGGGACGTGGTTCCGACGAAGGCGCCGAAGACCCAGAAAGAGTATTCGAAGATGATCCGCCAACTGCTGGGCGCCTTTGACGAAGCCCCGGTAGAGGACATTACGCCGAGCACCATCGCTCAGTACCGAGACGCCAGGACGGCCAAGGTTCGAGCGAATAGGGAGATCACCCTGCTTTCCTTCGCCTACAACATGGCCAGGGAGTGGGGCATCACCAGCATGGAAAACCCCTGTCGCGGGGTGAAGAAGAACAAGGAGCAGCCGCGCGATGTGTACGTCACGGACGAGGTGTGGAAGGCGCTCTACGAGAAAGCCCCGGACGATCTGCGGGTGACGATGGACCTCGCGTATTTGACAGGCCAACGCCCGGCTGACGTGAGGAAGCTGCGCAAGAACGACGTTTCCGGAGACTACCTGCTGGTCGGACAGAACAAGACGTCTCGCAAGCTCCGGATACGACTCCGCCGCGCCGACGGACAGATGACCCAGCTCGGCCACCTGGTCGAGTCGATCGCCTCCGATTCTCCGGCACTGGTCACCAACGAGAAGGGCCAGCCGATGACAGAGAAGATGCTTCGCACCAGGTTCGATACCGCACGCAAGGCTGCGGCCGATGAGGCGATCAAGGCGGGTGACCAAGACTTGGCCAGGGAGATCATGCAGTTCCAGTTCCGGGACATTCGCCCCAAGGCGGCCTCCGATATCGAGAGCCTGGCCGACGCCTCAGACCTGCTCGGACACACGACTCAGGAGATCACGAAACGCGTGTATCGCCGGATCGGGAAGGCCGTGAACCCCGTTAGATAGGCATGAATTGCGGAAACGAAGACAAAATTTGTGGAAGCGATCAGTCTTAAGCTACTGATACACATAGAAAATCAAACATAAGGCAGAAGATCACCGGACCGCCGCCTCGGGCGGTTCGGGAATGCAGCGACGCATCTACCGCCTCAATGAGGGAGCAGATAGGCGTAATAGCGCTTGAAGGTCAGGGCTGCACGATTCATGCGCGGCACTCTACGCGCCTGTGCCGGGCTGTCAAGACTGGAAAGCGCCTCGACACGAACCGAAGCACTTCCCCGCAACAGAAGCGCAGCCTGGGAAAGTTTGCCCGCCAGTTATCCGCACAAATTTATGACGCCGGTTTCTCTACTTTGAAAAACAACGCAAGACCGGACATGGACTTCAATAACTCGACCGGAAGAAACCTATCAGCAAGGCAGTTGAATTTTTTCCGAAAGCAATAATTCGATACTTTTCTGGATTGGCGCATCATCTCGTAAAAATAGCGAACCGCTTCCCAGTACCCACGAATATCAATGGGTCAGCAATATCCAGATGCTTATCGCGGCATTCGAAAAAACATCGACCAATTCCACTGACAGAATATCGGCGTCATTTGCCTAGCATGGATATTCCAAGTTCACCCTATCAACTTCCCAGATTGACACTCTCGCCGGCAGATCAGTAATTTTCAGCGACCAGCCGGCAAAGTACTTTTCCAGAGCGGCTGGCAACCGATAGTCACTCTATCTTCGCAAACCGATGTTTATGCGAGAGGGCCGGCTATCGCTCAAAACTTGATTGATGAAGGAATAGCGCCATGCAACTCGCCACACTTCAGGAACTGAGCTTCGATGAAATCGACCAGGTATCGGGCGCCGGACTCTTCAGCTTCGTCGGCGATGCCATCGTCGATGTGGTCAAGGTGTCCAACGACCTGCTCAACACGTCGGTCATCTCTTCGGTCGGCAAGGTGTTCAACGCCGTCGGCCTGACCCCCATCCATCAACTGGCCGACACCCTCGGCTACGGCGTGTTCAAGGGCGTCGCCGCGGTCGGCGGCCTGCTCGGCGGCGACACCAGCCGCATCGATTACCACTACGACACCGAGTGGACCTGATCCCAGGACCTCGGCCCGCTCCCGTCGCGGAGCGGGCCTCCACCGTCGCCGGAGACCCGGACGCCCCCGGCGGCGACCTAGGACCCGGCAACCGGGAAGGGGCGACCAGCGCCCCGATCAGGAGAACCGCCATGCACGACCTCATCCAGCACGCCGACGCCTTCGTCGGCGATCCCGACCAGGAATCCGGCGGCCTGTCGCGCCGCAGCTTCCTCGGCAAGAGTGCCACGCTCGGCGCGGTCGGCCTGGTGGCCGGCTGGACCCCGGCCTTCGTCATCCAGCCCGCCGAAGCCGCCGCCAGCAGTTGTCCGGCGCCGGCAGGCTTTCCGGCCGGCCTCGAACTTTATCGGCGGGCGTTCCGCAACTGGTCGGGGGAAATCGCCGCCGACGACCTCTGGAGCTGCGCCCCGCGCACCAACGATGAGGTTCTCGCGGTGGTCAACTGGGCCTGGCAGAACGGCTTCAAGGTGCGCCCGCGCGGCATGGGTCACAACTGGTCCCCGCTGCTGCTGAAAGGCGGCGAGAACTGCGAGAGCCGCATCGTGCTGGTGGAAACCAGCCGTTACCTGACCCGCGTACGGATCGACACCCAGGGCGAGTTCGGCCTGTTCAGCGCGCAGACCGGCGTCACCATGGAAGCCCTGCTGAAACAACTGGAGCGGGTCAAGCTCGGCTTCGTCGCCACGCCGGCGCCGGGCGACCTGACCCTCGGCGGGGTGCTCGCCATCGACGGCCACGGCACCGGCATCCCGGCGCAGGGCGAAAGCCGCCTGCCGGGGCAGAGCTACGGCTCCCTGAGCAACAGCATCGTGGCGCTGACCGCGGTGGTCTGGGACGGCGCCGCCGGACAATACGTGCTGAAGACCTTCCGCCGCGACGATCCGGCCTGCGCGCCGTTCCTCGTCCACCTCGGACGCGCCTTCATCGTCGAGGCGACCCTCCAGGCCGGGGTCAACAAGCGCATGCGCTGCCAGAGCTACGTGAACATCCCGGCGAGCGAGATGTTCGCCGCAGCCGGCAGCGGCGGAAGGACCTTCGACAGCTTCCTGCAGAAAAGCGGACGCGCCGAGGCCATCTGGTTCCCCTTCACCGACAAGCCCTGGCTGAAGGTCTGGACGCCGACCCCGCGCTGCCCGTTCGGCGCCCGCGCGGTCAACGGCCCGTTCAACTACCCCTTCTCCGACAACATTCCCAAGGCGCTGTCCGACCTGCTGGCGGCGATCAACACCGGCCACCCGGAACTCACCCCGCTGCTCGGCAAGCTGCAGTACGACTTGGTAGTGGGCGGCATGGCGCTGACCCTGGGCTACGACCTGTGGGGCTGGAGCAAGGACCTGCTGCTGTACATCAAGCCCAGCACCCTGCGCGTCACCGCCAACGGCTACGCGGTGCTGACCCGGCGTCGCGACGTGCAGCGGGTGATCAACGAGTTCTACCTGCAGTACCAGACGATGGTCGCCGCCTACCGCGCCAACGGCCACTACCCCATGAACGGCCCGGTGGAGATTCGCGTCAGCGGGCTCGACCAGCCCGGCGAGTCGATCGTTCCCGGCGCCCAGGTGCCCAGCCTGTCGGCGATCCGTCCGCGCCCCGACCAACCGGAGTGGGACACGGCGATCTGGCTGGACATCCTCAGCCTGCCCGGTACCCCGCAGGCCAATGCCTTCTACCACGAGTTCGAGGCCTGGCTGTTCGACCACTTCAGCGGCGACTACGCCTCGCTGCGGGTGGAGTGGAGCAAGGGCTGGGGCTACAGCCCCGCCGCCGCCTGGGACGAGCCGACGGTGGTCGACCAGTTGGTGGCGCAGTCGCTACGCCAGGGCCTGGTCGCAGACAACGATTGGGACAGCGCCGTGCGCCAGTTGAACGAAGCCGATCCGCATCGGCTGTTCAGCTCGCCGCTGCTCGACCGGCTGATGCCATGAAATGCCGCTATGCGAGGCCGTACTGACTCGGACGAAGAGCGGTTGGCCGGAGCCGATATGAATGAGCCCTCGATACGGCGTTGACTTGTTCAACAGGTCTTATCGAGGTGTCGCACGAACCGGCCTTAATCATTCGCAAAGTTTACCCGGAGTGGCAAACCTTCATCCGCCGAATATTGAAACTCATTGTCAAACGAATTATCGAGCCCATGAAAAACCGCTAATCCTGGCAGTTCATCCCACTCTTTCGGATTAGTACCATCGAATGGCTTTCCAGACTCATGGGAAGCCTAAAGGAGATATATGAAATGAAAGAACTCAATGACATTGAAGTCACCTGCGTTTCGGGTGGAACTCTTTCCGGCATGATCGTAGGCGCCGTCGACGGCGCCGCGACGGGCATGGCAATCGGCGGGAAATGGGGCGGTGCCGGCGGCTTCGGCTTCGGCGCTCTTTCCCAGTTGGTCGGCCTGATCGTGCCAACCGCAATGGGCGCTATTGCCGGGGGCACGGTCGGTCTCTTCACCAACGCAGAGACGGCTGTCGGTTACTTGGGCCAATACCGGGAAAACTTCGGTCCCGGTGATGTAGGCCGCACCACCATCTAA